TCTTTAATCAAGAATTAGATTTTGAAGCAAACAAAGATTTATCTAAGTGTGTAGTAAGTTGGTGCGGCCATAATGTTATTAACGGCTTAATGTATGGCAATGGCGGCTTAAAACTATGGCCTAAAGAATATGTGTTGAATATGCGAACACACGAAAACGCACCCGAGGACGATCCCAATGCACAAGTAGATTTTTGTTGGGATGCAGAGTATATTCAAATGAATGCTTGTTTTAGTGATGTATATAATAATGCAAGTCCATATCAAGCATGGCGAGCAGGATTTCGCGAAGGCGTTAAGATGTCATTAGATCGAGGTGTCCGTGTTAAACACAGTGACTTTAAAAGACAAGTGCATTGGAAAAATCTACATCGTTTGCTTATTTGGATGAACGTTGGAGCAGATGTTAAAAACGGATTGTGGGCAATATTAGGTGCAAGACAAGGTTGCCATATGACTAATTGCACTGACTGGGACTATATACAAGTTCGTGATTTTGAATATCTCGGAACACTATGGAATGAAATAGTTGAAGGCAAAATCACGGAAGAAAATCTACTAGAGCATATTAAAGATTTAGGAGATTTAATTAGTCCGCAGTTAGATATCCCGTTGTCTATACTTGATGAAAGTGCAAGCCGTTTCTTTAGACATGTTCATGCAGATCAAACTAGAATTTCAAATAACGTATTGGATAAAGAGTAATGTATGACATTATTTTCTATCATCAAACTGATTGGCCAGAAACTGCATTAGAGCAAGCAAAAAAACAATTTCCCTTAGCCAAGCGTGTTGTAGTAGAACCTACGGATGTAAATTTTGTAGATATATTTCAAAAACATTCAAAAACAATTAGAACTAAAATGTGTTGGATTATACCAACAGTTCAAACTTTAGATTTTAATTTTTTAAAGATTGTCCCTAGTTTTGTTAATCGAGTATTTTATTTAGAAGATCAATTGAATCACCGATTGTTCCTTGTTCCGTCTAAGCGTCCGTTGTCGTTAGATAATTTTGAAAATCCAACACCGTTGGTGTCAACTCGTTATTTGAAATCTCCTATATGTTATGATGTGTTCTTTATCAGTTACGGCGAAACATATGCAGACGATAACTGGAATAGATTAAAAGAACGTGTGCCACACGCAAATAGGATTGATATGGTCAACGGCATATTCAATGCACATAAGCAAGCAGCAAGCGCCAGCGCAACAAGTTTTATGTGGGTAGTAGACGCTGACGCAGTTATACTAGATACTTTTAAATTTACCTACGAAGTAAGTTTAGATCATTTTGACGCCGTTCATATTTGGAAAAGTCGTAATCCTTTAAATGGATTAGAATACGGATATGGCGGTATTAAGCTATTACCTAAACACTTGTTCTTTAACCGAGATGCTAGTGTAGATGTAACAACAAGCCTGAGTCATAACATTCGAATCATGGATGAAGTTAGTAACACTACTGAATTTGCATCATCACCATTTGAAGCATGGAAAGGTGCGTTTAGAGAATGTGCCAAACTAGCTAGTAAGGTTATTGATAGACAAAATAGTGCAGAAACAGAAGATCGTCTTAGCATATGGTGTAGTAAGACTACTGACAAAAATGCCTTAAAAGGCGCACTCGCCGGAAGAGCTTACGGTCAAGAGAATGCCTCCAATAAGGAGGCACTGAGTAAGATAAATGACTTTACTTGGCTACAAGATCGTTGGTCATTGGAAATATCTCAGCAATAACTTTAGCACATGCTATTGCAACTTCTTGATGCTCTAGCTGTGTTCCGTTACCGCTACGCAATTCAATAAAGTGAATCCAACTACGTAGTGTTCCGTTCATATATAAACGGCTAACAGTATTGCCTTCTGGCAAAACGGCACGAGCTTGTTCTTTAGCAATACCGTGTTCGATAGCCCAAGCGTATGCTTCTTTGGCTTTATCGATCACACCTTGCTGTAAGTTTTCCCACTGCCAAGCAAGACGTCGACCTTCATCGGTTGTAAGATCTAGTGCTACACTATTTTGTCTATTCTTTGTGTCCTGGAGTCGGGCATCTCGCAATACAAAGCTGAGATCCTTTGTTGGGTCTGCGTAACGTTGGCTGAACTCCTGGAAACTAAAACTTCTGTGTCGTAAGATCTGCCGTGCAATATCTCGTGTTGTCTCAATTTCCAAGCAAGCTGAAACCATCTCGAGAGGACTCCAGTGTGCGTGTCTAATGAGATACTTGATAAGTTTTTCACTTGTGTCTGTGTTGAGCTGATTACTTGGGTTTGAGACTCGGGCGCAATAGGCGATGAGCTCTTGTGCATCATCGATTCCGGCATCTGCGAATGTCGCAGTGGGCTGACTGTAGGAAAGGAGTTTGACATTCATATATTTATTTTAACTTTCGATTTAAAAAACGTTCTGTATTTTTTTCTATATCTTTCTTAACTCGATTAGTGTCTAATTTAAAATCCACATTATCGAGTTTTTCTTCATAGCTCTTTACTAGCTCAGAAATGGACTTTTCAAAGGCTTCCCAGCCACCATTTCGAACTTGCCTTGTGATTTTTATTTCCCAAGTTTTTCCGTCTTTAAAGTTTAATAGCACAGCATGAAGATATCGCAAGGGTAGAACATTGAGTTTTACCTCTCCGAAAACTTCAGGCCAGTGTGCTATTACATCTTTTGGGAGCGACTTACCTACTCGTGTCACGCTACCTTTTTCTTAGTCGGAACTAATGCTTCTGCTTGTCTGCGTAATTCGGCAGCTTCTTTGCTTAGACGGTCTGCATCACTGCGGAACTTCTTAGCTTGTTCTTCGGGAGTTAACGGCTCGGCTGGGGCTGCTTGTGCGGCAGCTTCTGCTCTACGCTCTTCAACTGTTTTGTGTAAGTCTTCACCTGCTTTAGGACTAATGTCGTGAGCAGCACCGATTTCGGTAACTTCAACATTGGAATCATTGACAGGAGCCTTAATTGACAAGTCTCCAACTGTTACTCCACGCTGTTCTGCAATCAGTTGATTTAACTCAGAAAGAACAATGGCGGAACCCGGATGCGGAATCATTTCAACTTCGCTAGTTCCAACACTTACCATACGTTGTTGTGTATGCAATGCGGCAAGCATAATGCTTCCATCTGGGAAATTACTACGTGCCATAACCTCGCCAAACTCGTAAGCAAACTGCCCTGCATTACTTTCGACTAAGTTAATTAGTGCATCGTGATATGAATCTGGTAGTCCTTCAGTTGGAACAACTAGGCATCGATCTGACGCACCTGGAAGTGTTCTGAATACAACTACACATTTTTTACCGGACTTTAGTAGTCGGCCTACGTGTTTAGTTTCTTGTGCCATTATTGTTTTGCCCCTTCGGCTTGTTTAGATACGCTGTCTAAAAATGTAGTTAGTTTGGCGTATGTTTGACCAACTGCAACCATTTCGTTTGGTTTAAATGCACCGCGTGAGCTTGCAATATCAATGATAACTTTCATTGCGTTTAGGTCGTTAATATTTAAATCTGCACCTTCTTGGGCAGGTGCTTGTGCCGGTTGTTCTTGTTTGTTTTCTACTTGTTCAGTCATAGTATCTCCTTATCGAAAACTATAGTATAATTTATCTTGTTTCTAAAATAGGGCAGGCAATCTTGAAGAAACTAAGTTCCTTCTCAGCTTCAAATCCAATTTTAGTAATATACACTATTGTATTTGTATGATCTAATGTTAGAGATTGACCTATATAATAGCGACCGTTTAGATTTTGTTTAATCCACTCATCTAAACTTCTAACTAAGTTCGGGCTATACTTGTCTATAGTTGTATAGCGGAAATGTGGTGCGCTAAATTCAACTCTGCGTAAGTTAAAATAGTTTAAAGCGTTAGGCTTGCCGTTCTTTAATGCCATTATTTTTTACCTATAATCATGTATCTTGTATATGTTCCGATAGTTTTACTATCTTCAATATAGCACTCTGATAAGTTATATTTTGATTTAAGTTCGTCTACACTAGATACATTGTTAACATGATCTATATGCACTAGGTCATTAGATTGAATAAGACACAATGTGCCTTTTGGAATACGATCAAACCATGTGTTTGATTTAATATGTTCAGTGCTAGTATTGATTACACAATTTACGTGAGCAGGGTAGTCAACAGTTTCCATATCTTGCGGAAAACTTCTAAACGCCCAGTCTTTAGATTCCCAAGTGTTGTTGATAATATTTGCCATAGAACACGCACCCGGATCTAAATCAAAACTTCTACAACTATTGATCGTAACCTGTTGTCTAACCTGCAATATAAAATGTAGTAAGGCATACCAGCCCCCTAGAATATAAATGTCTAAGGGGCCGATATTATGTTGCTGAACACACTTTTCTAATTGCTGTGCCGCCCACAGCTTACTCTCAACTTGCCCAGTGCTAAATGAATCTAAATCAAGTTGCATTAGACAGATCGTAATATGCGTATTCACCAAACGGTGGAACAATAGTATTGTTACCGTGAATAATGAATACTGTATCGCAGTAGTTCTCGTCACCCCATGAACCGTATGGGTAGCCGTCGGTGAACATGATAAACTTCTTAGGAGTAATATCGTGTTCTTTCATGTATTCCCAGTTAGCATCGAATTCGGTTCCACCACCGCCCATTGGCTCGTATTGATCGAACTCGTCCATTGAGTAACCGTCGTAGTCTGCTTCGTTGTATACACTAGTATCAAAGCACCACAGTTTAATCTTAAAGTCCTTATACTCTTGCATAATGCCTTTAATTTCTGACAAGAAGTCTTTAGCTTGCTCGTCACCGATTGAACCGGACATGTCAATTGACACGCAGATATCAATTGTCTCTTCAAAGTTCATACCGGGCAAGATTGCACTCATGTGCCAGCCTTTGCGGTTAGGACGTTGAAATGTAAAGTCGTTACGGATAGTGCTTTGGATTTGCTGACGCAGAATATCACGCCAGTTCATCTTAGGCTCTGTAAGCTCTTTGATCATACGTGCAATGTTTGCAGGAGTATTACCTGCACCTGCGGCTTGTGCCGCCTGCATTGTAGCTTCGCGGATCTCGTCACGAATTTGTTTAAGTTCTTCTTTAGAATATGATGGTTTATTGCCTTGTTGACCCGAACCGTCATCGTTGCCATCACCTTGACCCCAATCGACGTGATCGTCTAGCAGTTGACCTAAAGCCTGTAGTTCTTGATCATCGTATTGCTCATACAGTTCGTCGTAAATTTCTTCTGCACTCTTGCCGTAGTATTTGGTATCGTGAAAGATTTTAATTTCTTTAGGAGGAATGTCGCCAATGCGATCTCGAATCAATTGTCCGTTAACACAATAGTCAGCGGCAATGTTAAACAATTTTGCATCTCTGCTTTCACGGCGAGAAAGGTGATCAAAGACGTTATGCATAATTTCGTGTGCAATAACAAATTCAATCTGTTTAGTAGTAAGTGGGTTGAAAAACTCACGATTAAAGAAAATAGTTCGACCGTCAGTTGCCGCAGTCTTACACCACTCACTGCCGTCTTGAATTTTCAAACGAGTAGCCATGTTGCCGAAGAACGGATGGCGCAGTAGCAAGCCAACGCGAGCTACAATAATTTTGTCGATGATTGGGTCCAAGTGTGCCATTTTTATTCCTAATATTTACTGTATGTATATATTATAACAGGACCCGTAGGTCCTGTCAAACGGTGCTATACCAAATTACTTCTCTGTAGCAGCCGAAATATACTTGCCGTATTTTGCGTGGAACGCATCAAAGCAAGCAATCTCATCTGGATCCAATGGCAGTTTGTAGCTAGACAGTGCTAATTTTGTGCCCATAATAACCAACTCAGTTTCAAAGTTGTTCATAATGAACTCAAAAAAGTTGTTAACTTGATCGTTCCAATTCTTTGCTTTCTTATCGTTAGCATCTTTGAGCTCGTAGCACAATGACACAGTCAATGAATACATAGCTGAGATTTCTTTGGAATCCATCTTCTTAACCTTACCGGACAAGATGTCTTCTGGGTTAGGCATTTTAGATGCAATCTTGCGGTGAGCCATAAACTTAACAGCAAGACCTTCGCCAATTGCACCCGAAGTCAAATCAGTCAAAGTTGCCTCATCGGTGTCGTCGTCAACAAGCAATTCGCTTACGAATGACCAGCTACGTGGAGTAGCAAACGCACGTGATGCTGACTTAGGATCAAAGTCATACAAGTCTTTCTTAGAGAAAGTCAAGAAGCCAACAACGTCCTTATGGATTTTGTTTTCAGTAGCCCAGTCAAAGTAATCATCCCAATCCACTGTCATTTCCAAGTGAACGAAACGGTTAGCCAACGGAGCTGGCATACGATAAGTTACACCTTTGTCAGTTTCACGGTTACCAGCGGCAACCATTACAACATTGTCTGGAAGTTGATAAGTGCCAACACGGCGGTTCAGAACCAACTGATAAGCCGCAGCCTGCACACTAGGAGCCGCAGAGTTCATT